GGGTAGTGTTGCAATAGATACTGATGGTATTGTTGATGTAGTCTGCAGAGAAAGCTAGGAGGTATATTATGGCTTTTGCAAGAACAGGTTGGAATCCTATTGGTGGACAATCAAAAAAAGGCACTGCACCTCAAATGTTTTCTTATACAAGTGCAGATGCAATCGCTGCTGTAAACAGTGAAGGTTACTTCAATGAAGTGGCCAAAGATGTTGCAGTTGGTGATATAATTTTTGTTAGAGATAGTAATACTCCAACAATGAATATTGTTGTTGTGCTGTCAAATACTGGAACTGTTGTTGATGTTTCAGATGGTACAGCTATTACTGTAGCTGACGCTGACTAAATTATAGAGAATGGGGGCTACGGCCCCCTTTTCTAAGGATTATATTTATGGCTCAAGGTGATACTAATGTAACTGTTTGTAACAAAGCGCTTTTATTTTTAGGCGCTGAACCTATAACAAGTTTTACTGATGGCACGCCAGGTGCAAATGCCTGTGCAAACATTTACGAAGATACAAAAAAAATGACATTAGGTATGTATCGTTGGTCTTTCACCATAACAAAAACAGAATTAGCAAGAGATGTAGATGTACCAAATAGTGAATGGACATATCAATACTTGTTACCTAATGATATTTTAAACGGCGTTCCAGAGGCCGTCAGAACAACAAAGAGTCCTGGAGGACAATTATTTAAAGATTGGGAAATGGGTCAATCAGCAGGCCAATATTCCGTTCTAATGACAGACGCTACAGAAATACATATTGATTATCAAAGACTTGTTGGTGAAGGTAATATGCCAAGTTATTTTATTCAGCTACTTGGTTATCAAATGGCATGGCATTTAGCTGAGGTCATGACAGACCAAACAACAAAAGCTGAATACTGGAGGAGTATAGCATTAGGCACCGCCTCAGAAAATTTTAGAGGAGGTTACTTTAGACAGGCAGCGTCAATAGATAGTGGAGGACAAACGCCGTCTATAGTAGGTGATTATTTGCTTACGGATATAAGATGAGCAGAATACAGCAGTATCAAGCATCATTTACTATTGGAGAGTTAGACCCTTTATTACAAGGGAGAATAGACTTACAACAATATTACACATCTGTACAGTCAGCAAAGAATGTTATTTTTGAACCGCAAGGAGGATTCAGTAGGCGTCCAGGTCTTAAATTTCTATTAGATATAACAAATGATGGCGCAGCTAACGGACACTATCTTGTTCCTTTTGAGTTTTCTGTTGACGAAAGTTTTATGGTGGTTATGACGGCTGTAAAAACCGATAACCCTAATGCAAAAATAAGAATGTTTTTTTTTAAAGATGGTGCATTACTAACTAATATTAATTCAAGTGGTAATAATTATTTAGAATTAACTGTTGGTACATTATATGAGGTTACAAATTTTGATATAAACAGATTATATTATACACAGTCTGCTGATACTTTAATACTTGTTCACCCAAACTTTGCACCTTTCAAAGTTCAAAGAGGGGCTAACAATACAACATGGACTGCCACTGCACTAACTTCAGAACTAACTATTCCTAAGCACGCATTTACAATTACTAAAACTTCTCCTTCAACAACAATCACCCCTTCAGCTGTTGATGGCACTATAGAGATTACAGCTGGCTCTGGCATATTTAGTTCTTCAAATGTAGACCAGTTTATAGAATCTGAAGATGGATTTGGTAGAGCAAGAATAGTAAATTTTATTTCTACTACAAAGGTAGAGGCTTTTGTTGAAATACCTTTTTTTGACACCAGTTCAATATCTTCTGGTAATTGGTTTTTAGAAAGTGGATATGAAGATGCCTGGAGTAATACTAGAGGTTGGCCTATATCAGCAACCTTCCATGAAGGACGCCTTTTTTTTGGTGGCAGTGGTTCATTACCATCTACACTATTTGGTTCAAAGGTAGGACAATTTTTTAATTTCAAAGCAGCTGAGGGTTTAGATGATGATGCTATAAAAATTACTTTGGCTACTGATAGTGTGAACACAATTACTGGTATGAGGTCTGGTAGAGATTTACAAATATTTACAACCGGTGCTGAGTTCTTTATTCCTCAAGGAGACTTGGACCCTATTACACCATCAAATGTTGTGGCTAAGTCTAGTACAAAGCGTGGGGCAAAAGCGTTTGTAAGACCACAAGCTGCAGAGGGAGGTACCTTATTCATACAAAGACAAGGTAAAGCTATAAGAGAACTTTTATTTTCTGATGTTGAGTTATCTTATGTTGCCAACAATATTTCCCTACTTGCCTCGCATTTAATTGTTGACCCAATAAAAACTGCTCTTAGAGCAGCTACAGATACAACAGAAGGTGATTTATTATTGATACTTAATGGAGAAGATAGCACTGGTTACAGAGACTCCAGCGTACCATTTACAGGCCAGATAGCAGCCTTTATGTTAAACAAAGGTCAGAACATAGTAGCCCCCTCACATCTTGTTACAGATGGTACATTTAAAGATGTGGCGGTTGATGTTGATACAATATATACAATAGTCAAAAGAACTATAGGTGGTGCAACAAAATTTTATGTTGAGGTCTTTGATGATGACTTTACAACCGATAGTTCTACACAAATAACTTCTGGTTTTTCTGGTGCAACATACAACAGTTTTGGACATATAGAGGGTAAATCAGTTAAAATTATTAGAGATGATATTGTTGACACAGATGATACAGTATCTAGTAGCGCTATTACTGCTGGAGGCACACCGCTTACATATTTAGAAGTTGGGTTAAATTATGATGTAGAGGTAATAACAAATCCTGTAGAAACAAGATTATCAAGTGGTACGATTGCCTCACAAAAAAAAAGAATACTAGAAATCACACCACATGTTTTTAAAACACAAAACCTTGTAATTAATAATAGGTTGATAGATTTTACAACAGCACCACTAGCAGGTATAGGTGGTGTTACAGCGTTTACCGGTAAAAAAAGAACACATGGATTTTTAGGTTATGATAATGACGGAGTAATAACAATATCACAAGACCAGCCAGTTTTTATGACTGTGTTAAGTCTTGCCTACAAAGTTAGTGTAGGGCAATAAAAGAAAGGAAATAAAATGGTAGGAACAGTATTAGCAGTTGCATCTATAGCTACTACAGCAATAAGCACAATAGCACAAATGCGACAAGCAAAAGCAAAAAAAGAAATGTATGATATGCAAGCAAACGCTGCAAGAATACAAGGAAAAATTACAGCATTGAAATACAAACAGGAGGGTGTTGAAAAACTAAAAAAAATCAATAGAGTTTTAGCTGCTAATACAGCTAGGGCTGCAGCTGGTAATATAGACCCATTTTCTAGTGGAGGTTCACCAGATATTATTAACACATACTCATTAAGACAAGCTGTAAATGATTTTACAATATCAAGAGATAATCAAACTATGGCTACAAAAATGGCAAATCTACAGGCTCAACAATATAATTATGCAGGCAAAGTAGCTGTTAAAAGTGCGCAAACTGCAGCGTTAACAAGTATGGGTAAATCAATTACTTCAGCAGCTATGTTATATGGAGGGAGTGCCTTTGCCTCTGCAGATTCTATTTTCACAGGTAGTGCTACTACAGCACCAAGTTCTAATTTATTAAATCTAAACACAACATATAGTTCACCCACAGCAATAGTATAATGGCAAAACCTAGACTGACATACGAAACCTCAACCGATTTTTTAAGACCTCCGCAAAACATTGATTTTGCAGGACAAAGAGAAAGTATTGCAGGGTATGCTCAGATAACACAAAAGCTAGACCAGATGGCTGGTTTTTTTATGGCACAAGCAGAGGGTGTAGCAAAGATAGAGGGTGCAGAATATGGTGCAACACATGCACCTACTGAACAACAATTAGAAGATGCTTTTGTACAAAATAAAGAAGTTGAATTACCTGGTGATACTTTTAGTGTTTTTGGTAGACAAGCTAGAGCAGCTGCCTTAGAGACAGTCTATAATGATTTGGAGGTCATGGCAAAGAAAAAAATATTGTTTGATATTACAGATTATGAAAAAAAAGAATTAGACCCATCAATGCTTGGAGAAAAATTTGACACAATTATTAATGGCTACGCTGCAACTTTTGATGAAACAAGCCCTGCTTTAGCAAAAAAATTTAGAGCAGATGTTGGTTTATTTGCTTATAGCAAATTACAAGGTGAAATAAGTGATTATTTAAAAGTTGAGAAAAAAAAAGCAAGAGCCGCCCTTGTAACGAGTTTTAATTTTGCAACAATGGACGGCGGCTTTATTCATACAGAATTAAAAAATATGACTCCTGTAGTTCCAAAAAGTGGTATTTCAGAAGGCGTTGAATTGTTGCCACCAGCTGAGGAATTAAAAACTAAAATAGCCTCACATAAATATAAGTTTGCAAAAGATGCTTTGGCTTTAGGTTTTTCACAAACTGAGGTTGATTCTCTTTTAAATGATTTTGATAAAAGAGTTACACTTATAAGAAAAAATATAGTTACTCAAGAAATATTACAAACAGAACCAGGTGGTAAAGCTGTGTTGTTTAAAAGAATGGAGACTGCTTTAAGACAAGGACCAAAAAGTAAAACAGCTAAAGAGTTACCTCCGGAAATATACAATGCTATATTCTCAGCCTCCGCTACTGAGGCACTTGAAATAATTAATTTAGCAAGAACAGGTTATAATACACATTTAGAAGATATACAGAAAGTAATAAATCATAAACAAAAAATAAGGACCGATAATAAAGAGACATACGAACAAACTTTTAAAAGAGGTATGTTTATGTTTACTAATCCTACCGGTGCAAATGCTGAAGAAATAGAACAAGTAAGAGATAGAGGTTTAGAAATGATGACTACTGCTTTGTCAACATTTCAACAACAGGGTTTTGATGAGTTGTATAAAATTAATAAACTAACATTTGATAAGATTACTAGAGTTACTGCTGATGGCTCTGGTTTTAATTCTATGGCTATTATAGATAATACTGATGTTGTAATAAGATTTAAAACTGACCTAGCAAATATAAATCCAGCCATGAGTGTAGCTGATGTACAAATAGCTTTTAACAAAAACCAAATTACTTTTGAGACTTTTCTTGATTTAAGTGATAAATATAAAGCAAATTTATCTAACGAAGATAAAGCAGCAATTAAACTTATGAAAAATAAATTAGATATGGCCGATAACTTTTATGTAGACAAAGAGTTTTTAAGTACACAAAAAAATAAAATATATACTGCTACTTTATCAAGGTATATTATGGACAAAGCAGCTGCCGGAAATGATTTTAGTCCATTGGACTGGGTGGACAAAGTAATGCCTTCTATTGTTAGAGATACCGCCAACGCAAATCCAATACCAGACCAAGTATTACACAAAGCATTTGAAGGAAAACTTAACAATCAAGGAAAACCATACACACTTGGTGGTCAAACAGCGTTTATTGTACATTACAAAAGCTATACAAGAAGTCAATTAAATAGATTAATAAGAAAAGCAATAGCAGATGGACATTCTGAAATGGCTGAAATGCTACAAAGAGATAAAGAGATATTAGATGAATTAGTTACAGACCCAAATTTTGATAGGCAACAAATAAATAATTATAACATAAGGGACAATTAATGACTGACGATTTTGTTAATGATGATTTTAGTAAGGCATTTAGAGAACTTTTAGTTATGACAAGCGAAGAAGAATACTCAATATACAGAGACCCTTATACAGGTCAAGTTGCGTATTTTCAAGGAGAACTACCTTTAGAAACAGGACTACCTCCAGAAATAGAAGATGGCACACCAGAGGCATTAGAGTACAAACAAAAGCAAATAGAAGTGTTTGGTATGCCTGGACAATTTCTATCTGATACTCATATCGGTTTTAAAAAATTAGAACCACAAGAAAATGTCGTTAAAGATAAAGCATGGATAAGAGCATCAAAAATTTTACATAAGTACCTGGCAAACCAAAACAGAAATATTGTATATACTAGAGATGATGAAAACGAAAAAAAGTTAACTACAGATAAAGATTTTGCAGAGTGGGGGATAGATTTTATGTCCTCTTTTGAAAACAACTTTGCTAATATGCTAGTTGATGTAAATAGACTGGAAGGTGCGCCAGCGCCGATAGCAGCCTCAATGTATTATTTAATGGAAACATCTGATAGAAAAGGTTTATTATTGGATAATTTTATTGATGGAGTTTATTATTCTGTTATGGACTACAGCAATTTAGTTGGATTAGGTACTGTAGGATTAGGTCTCATTGGGCGTGCTGGTGGCAAACAAATGTCTAAGATGGCTTTTAAAGAATACCTTAAAAATTTAGTTACAAGGAGACCAGATGCAGCTGAAATTGCGTTAGGTGCTGAGGGAATGGTATATCTTGGTGGTTTTGACTATGGCAATCAAACTGTTAAAATGAGGGCTGATAAACAAGCAGAATATAAACCAGGACAAACAGCTGCTATGTCTGCTGTTGGTGGTGTTGCTGGCCCTGTTATTGGTAGAGCCGTAGAGGCAACTGGTGCCGGTATAGCAAAAGGAATTGAAAAAGCAACTAACCTAGTTAAGCCAGAGGAGAAGGCTCTTAAATCAATGGCACCAATTTTAGATATTACGGAAACAAAAAATAATGGAGGCAAATGATGTCTATTCCAACTGATGAAACAGCTGTTACAGCAGCTGAGATGACTAACAAAAAAAATCAAAACAAAGATACTGTAAATCTTTTAGGTGAAACAGAACAAGCACCTTTAACTGGAGACTTGGCAGGTGGTGCTGGTGGTGAATACATTACGGAAGAAGATAAAGTACCTTTAACAGAACCAGTGCAAATTGCAGGCTTGGGTAGTTTTACTAAGGGACTTATAAAACAAGGGGGCAAAGCAATAGATGCTGGTGTTGATTACTGGAATGAAAAGATGGGTGCTGTAGATGCAACAACAACTCCATCTCAAAGAATAAAAAAAGAAGAAAGAAAAAAAGAAAATGAAAGAATAAAAAAAGAGGTTGAGGGAGAACAGCCTTTTATACAAACTGATGAAGGCACAGTTTTTTTCAAGCCAATGCCTCCAGCTGAATTAAACAAAGTTAAAAGCTATATGCAAGGAGATGTAGATTTTGATGTTGTTCTACCTAATCTTGATAAAATAGACAGTAAGAAATCTGATGATACAGCTGATGTACAATTTAAAAAATTGATTGGTGCTATGTTTGAGCATTATAAAAATCAAAAAGATACAACAGGAAAAAAAATACTTGAAGGGGGAAAGCAATATAAAGATGGTAAAGTTATTGATAAAGGTCAAAGTCGTTCTATTCGTTCATTCAACGATATTATCAATGACGCAAACAAAATAGGTTCTGTAGATATTATGCTACAATTATTGAGAAGAGGTAAAAGAGAAAGGCCATTTACAGACAGTGAACTTCTTGCTGCAAAAAGAACAGTTTTATCTTTTACTGTTGTTGCTGAAAAAGCCATGCAACAATATGAAAAATCTGGAAGTGCTATGGATTTAGCTAAAGCGCACCAGGCACTGAATATCGCTGGATATGCTCAAATACAATTAGTAGGTGTACAAGAAGAAATAGCAAGAACCCTTGTGTCAAATAAAATTATTGCCTCACCAGGGCAATCAAGAATACAGGCTTTAAAAACTTGGCAAGACACAAATACAGTAGGAGAATTCACTGCAGTTCTTACAGAGAAAAACTTAGCAGAATATATGGAGGCTAATGGTGGTGAGGCTGCTGTCCGAACTATGTTAGCATCTTATAAAGCCTTGCCTAATGATGTGTCTAAAAATAAATTTCTTAAAATGACATTGTTAGATAGAGCTAAAATGACTCCAAGAGCATTAGTAGAAATCTATACTTCAGCATTATTATCGTCTGGAGTTACTCACGCATATAATACTGTATCTCAAGTTGCATTTTATGAAATGTTAATGGCTGAAAAAT